CCAGCGTAGGTATAAATAAATTGCAAGCAGCATCAGCTACTATAGGTTTAACAGTAACTGAACAAGATTTAAAATATACTCTTGATCAATTAGATGCTACTGTCAGACAATCCCTTGCAGAAGAAAGTCTTGCAACTTCCGGAGCACAAAGATCCGCACAGATTGCAAGATCAGTAGAATTAAAAACCAAAGAACTAAAAGCCGCAGAACAAACTGCCATAGAGAATGCAGCCAATATAGAATTACAGTTATCTAATAATAAAATACAGCAAGATCAACTAACTCTTAGAGAACAGTTGGGTCAAATAGATAGTGAATCTTTTAAGAGACAAATGGATTCCTTGAAGGTAAACGAAGCAAAATTAGATCAAATTAAACAGTTAACGGCAGCAGAAGTTGCATACAATCAAGAAATAGCAAAACTAGAGCTTGCTAAGGCAGCAGCTGGTGGAACTCTTACAGGCGACAAACTTGAAGCAGATAAAACAGCTAGAGCAAATATTTTAAAGAATTATCAAGATCAAAAAGCTGCAATCTTATCAGTAACAGATGCACAAATTAAGAGTGCGGAAACTTTAAGAGATACTACAACAAGACAGTTAGCATACACAGAACTGTTTAAAAACGCTTTTAAAGGTATGGAAGACGCCATTGTTAACTTTACTAAAACTGGTAAGTTAAGTTTCAAAGACATGATTAACAGCTTTCTCGAAGGTTTACTGCGTTATCAAATTCAACAGCAACAAATAGCCCTATTCTCAAGCATCGGTATGGAAGGTGGATTGGCTAGGTTATTTATGAGTGCAGTAGGACTAAGTACTCCAGCAGCCAGTTCTGGATTTACTCCCTCAACTATGGCTCCTGTTGATTATTCTATACCACCCCCTAAGCTTGCAAAAGGTGGAGTTTTTGATGCTGGTTTAACAACCTTTGCCAAAGGTGGGATGTTTACTAACTCAATTGTAAACGAACCGACTCTATTTAAGTTTGCACGTGGTACAGGTTTAATGGGCGAAGCAGGACCCGAAGCCATTATGCCCCTAAAGCGCGATAGTCAGGGTAACTTGGGAGTTCGTGCAGGCGGTGGTGGCAGTAAGGTTGATGTGGTTGTTAATAACTACAGCAATCAGCAAGCAACTACCAAAGAAAGTATGGATTCACGTGGAAATCGCCGTATAGAAGTTATAGTTGGTGATATGGTAGCTGGCGAACTCAACCGCGTTGGCTCTACAACACAACAAGCTATGACAGCCAGTTACGGAACAGCGCCTTTATTGGCAAGGAGATAATAAATGGCAGTAGCACAATGGCCCACAACGCTTCCACAAGTACCACAAAAAGGTTTTACTGAATCAGTTGGTATTAACATAATAAGAACTGCCACAGACGCTGGCCCTGCAAAACAAAGACGCAGGGCCCGTCGTCCTGATGAATTTAACTTGTCATTTTTAATGACAACAGCACAAACACAAACCTTAGAAACATTTATAAAAGATACATTAAGCGGTGTAAAAAGATTTACTTTTACACACCCACGTTTATATACCACAGTAGAAGTACGGATAGTACCCGGCAGTAATGGTGAGTTTTTTAACTTAAATTATGTTGCCCCTGGATACTGGAATACTAGTCTTAAATTTGAAGTAATGCCATGAGCAGAATAAATAGTTTATCACAATCAGCTATCAGAGCAATGTTTGCCTCGGAAACTTCCGAGGCATTAATTTTGTTAATTACAATAACCGATCCAACAGATCTAGCTAATCCTATTAGATTAGCTGATAGTTATACTGGTCGTATTGCTTCACTTACAACTGACGAAGAAATAGTTTATGGCGTTAGAAGTAATAACAAAGACTATGTATTTTTGCCACTGCAAATTAATTTACCAGGCGAACAAGAAGCCGGAGCTGGTCAGTGTAGTTTAACACTAAATTACGTTACCAAAGAAGCAATTCAGCTTATTCGTGAAAAACTCACAAGCCCTGTTAGTGTACAAATTGATTTAGTATTAGCAAGTAGCCCAAATACCATTGAAACAAGTTTTAGTGGTTTTAAAATAACAAACGTTACTTATAATGCTGAACAAATAACCTTAGACTTAAATATGGTTAGTTTAAGTCGTGAGCCTTTTCCTAGTTTTACGTTTACACCAGCCAATTTTCCAGGATTATTCTAATGAATTACGATAAATATATTGGATTACCATATGCTGCAAACGGCAGAGATGAGCAGGGTATAGACTGCTGGGGATTAGTGCGTTTATTTTATAAACAAGAATATAATATAGATTTACCTAGTTATACTGAAGAATATTCGGGTGCGTACGACACTCGTATTCTTGGTATGATGGATCTTTATAAAAATAATTGGGCACAAGTTCAAGAGCCTGAAATCGGCTCGGTTATAGTATTCAATATATTAGGCGAACCTTTTCACGTTGGTGTATACATTGGCGACGACAAGTTTATTCATGCTCGTGACGGCATGGATAGTGTAATAGAATCAGTAAACAGCCCTCGCTGGAACAAGCGTGTTGAAGGATACTACAAGTACGCTACACAGCCCGAAATTCAGCTAACTGGAAAACCGCATCCATTTAAACAAACAGCTTATTCGGAATTAACAATTCCTGGTTCTACTTTAGCCGATATATCAGAAAATTTAATCACCACTTATAAAATCAGCGATTATTTTGCAAAAAATTTACTACTATTTTTAGATGGAGTAAAAGTACCACAATCGGAATGGAGTACTACCAAAGTACAAGCAGGCCAACAAATTGTATACAAAGTAGTACCTGAAGGTAAGCAAGCACTTCGTTTAATAGCTACTCTTGCTGTAATTTATGTTGCAACACAGTTTGGTGGAGACATTGGCAGCTTGTTGGGAATGACAGGAGAAGCCTCAACTGTAATGGGGTATACCGAAGCAGCTGCAGTAACCACAACAGGTAAAATTGTAGGAACAATGGCCATTAACATGGCCGGTATGGCACTTATTAATGCTGCGTTTCCTATACGCCCACTTGTTGGCAGAGATCCAGGAAGTAGTGCACCAGTAAATGCTTTTAATGGTGCAGCCAATCAAGCTAATCGTTTTGGCGCTATTCCTGTGGTGTTGGGAAAAATGCGTTCAACAGCTATGTTAGGTGCTATGCCATACATAGAAACACTCACAGATACAAGTGTAATGAATTTATCTCTTGTATGGGGTTTTGGACCTCTTGATATCACAGACATTCGAATAGGTGCTAAAACACCCAAAGAACTTTACTTTACTAGTCAAGCGTCAACAACACAAGAACACCCTGTTCCAGTTATCCTAAACGGATATCCACAAGAAGACATAGCAGCATTTGATGCACTGTACCCCAGTGATGTTGAACAAATATTTGACAATCCTTTGCCAATTGAACTTGTTAATAATGCCGCAGACGGTAACATACCCGCAGTTGTTACACTACAAAATTACGCTGAAGATATTGACGTTGTTCTTACTTTTCCAGAAGGTATGCGTAAGATTTCTACCAAGGATGGTAGCATAGGTGAAGCTGCTTGTGGTGTAGAAATTAAAATACGCAAATTTGGTGAAACAAACTGGGGCAGTGTGCCTGTTTACAGTCTTGGTACTTATACAGGTGTTACGCTCGACCAAGCAGCATTTTCAACAGTTTTAACTGGTGCTCCTAGTATAGAAGATGGCTCGGATAATTTCATTCAGCTTTATAAGTTTTATACGTTTGCACTAGCTCCTGGAGGTGGTGTTGAAGTTTTTGAAGGCTCAGCCTCAGACAGTTTAACTGCTGACGCTAGCGCTTATTTAAGAGCACGTTATACAGAACAATCTTATGCAGCTTTTGTAGGTGCGGGCGCAAGTGCAGCTTCTTCTACATATCCTAGACTACCAGTAATTCCCAACGGCTATCGTAAATTACATACAATATGTTTTTATGGCAGCACTTATCAGCCCGAACAAACAGTTTCATACTTAAGCACTGGCAATGTTGTAGGATTAGATCTTACTGGTGTTACTCGCAACGCTCAACTTGACTCAAGCGGTAACATTGTTACAGATTCAGAAGGAAATATCCTGTACACTAATAGCTGGACAGTGAACATTGAAGCAGGAAGATTTTTAGAAACCAACGGACTAGTTGCAGGTCAGCCTCAGCCTGTTTTTAATGGAACACAATTTACAGGTACAGTTTCCGCTGGAACTAACAGCCGCTGGAGTTCGCTACTAAATCAACATGCTGTTTGGAATACTGCTGGTGGCAATAGTTTTGACAAATCTGCAACAGTTACTTTTCCTTTTACTGGATACTATCAAATAGACGCTAGTTCAGATAATAACGGCACAGTATTTATTAATAATGCAAAAGTTATCGATATACCAGAAGATGGGTATGGTTCTTCTGCTACAACTTGGTACTATGCAGAAGCTAACACCACTCACACAGTTAGAATGGTTGTTACTAATACTGGTGGTGCCGCTGGTGCTGCACTGGTTATTACTTATACAGCTAATTCAGGTCTTAACATTGCAGGCACTAGTGAAACTGAAATAATTTTTGGACAAGGCGGCTTATTTTCAAAACGAAAAGATGCTTTTAACTTTGTTTACAAGATTCGGGGCTTATCACGCGACAAATATCAAGTTCGTGTTAGACGAACCAATAACGATGTAACTGAAAAAGATGAAGATAAAGACAATCGTTACTACACAAAAGCTATATTAACAGGCGTAGTTGGGTATAACAAACAAGAGTTAGACGATAATAATGTTTTAAGACCTATTCGTGTAGTAAAAAATCCTCCTAGGTGCCACCTAGCCAGAACATTTATACGAGTACAAAGTACTAACAAAGTCAATGGCAGCTTAGAAGGTGTAAATGCGCTTGTACAAACAATTGCACCAGTTTTAAACAGAGCAACAAATAAATGGAATTTAGTAGAAACAACAAATAATCCTGCTGCACTATTTTTATATGTGTTAATGCATCCTGCAAACGCATATCGAGTTGCAGATAATATTACTGATGCTGCTAACTATGTTGACTTAAATGCGCTTGCAGACTGGTACAAGTTTTGTCAGCCAATGACTTTTGCTAACGGCGTTTATACTCGTGATAATACAAAACCTTGGTTAAGTTACAATGCTGTGTTAACCAGCGTGGCAAGCGTTATGGATGTGCTAAAAGATATATGCAGCGCCGGTAAAGCTAGTCCTAACTATATTGATGGTAAGTGGACTGTAGTAGTTGACAAACCACGTTCTGGAGTAGTTCAGCATTTTACTCCACACAATAGTTGGGGTTTTGAGTCTACTAAGATTCTGCCACGTATACCTGACGCGTTTCGTATTACTATTGCTGATGAAGAAAAAGGTTATCAAGCAAATGAATACCGTGTATATAACGTA